GAAATGTCGCCTACAACCGCACGCAGACCTGCGCGCACAAACAGCTGAAGTGTGTGCAGAAGGAACGTGGTGGGCAGGCATAGACCATCTAACTTCACTTTTCCCTGTGAAGAAAACAGCCAAAGCCGTCAAAGTGAACCTCTTCTTTGACGATGTTTGGAGGGATATACTCGAGAACTTTTCGGACATAGCGTACGTGCTAGGTACTAATAGCGCACTACTCGCGGGTATGAACAATGACGAAGCGACGGCTTGGTCAATTTGGGCATGCGCGTGTTATCCTGCGTTAGGTGCAGGTGTGTTTGCTATAATGCACATGTATGCAAGAAATCCGGATAGTCTCAAAACCATTAATACCTACGCGAAAGCGTTAGGGCTGAACTCTCGACCTTGGGGGGCGCACATCTGTGAGATGGCGACCTTGGCAGGGCGGGGTGTAGGCTTGCTAACACCGTGGAGTGATATTAAAACACGTGTAGACAAACGCTTGTTTCATGCAACGAAAGCGGCTGTCTGTGAGTCGGATCGACTACGGGTATGTATTCGATCTGTCTTAAGGCGTGAAATGGCGACGAAAGCACAGTGGACATCGAAAGATGACTACTGGTCTCGTCGTTGGCTGTATACCAAAGCGGGGTCACATGCTAGATACGCGGAAGATCATATCTTCGGCGAACGGCTAGACTTACCTGCGCAAGCGACACGTCGCGAATTTGCGGAGGTGACCAAGGAGAATATGGTTGCCTACGGTAAACCGCGTGTGGACGCGGGTTTCAGCGAGAAAGAGGAGCACGGGAAGACCCGTGCAATATATGGGTGTGATACTCGGTCGTATTACACCTTCGACTATCTACTCCGACCTGTTGAGGCAGTTTGGAGGAACAGTCGGGTGTTACTCAATCCAGGCAGGGTAATGCAAACTACAAGGTACGACGATCTGCGAAAACGTAGTGGTACACGGTACATGTTAGACTTCGATGATTTCAACAGCCAACACACGTTGGAGGCTATGAAAATGGTCATCGAGGAAGCATGTGCTGATGCACCAGCTGACGTTCTCGCATGGTGCCTTGAGTCCTGGGATGAGATGTATGTTCACTGGCCCACCAGTGAGGGGACCTCATCTGCGAAAATGGTCGGC